ATCTATCAATGCAGAATATTAAAACAATAATTAAGCATTTAAAAAAGTCAGGCAACCTTAACCAAACTCTAACCAAAAATTTAAGCATATATACCATTGTAAAATATAGCAAATATCAAGATATAGAACCTGCAACTAACCAAAAACTAACAAACAGAACAACAACCATATATACTAATACTACTAGTATAGATAAAAATATGTTAAGTCTTAGCAATATGACTAATACACCAAAGAAAATTACTATTCATACCTTGCAAGACTTAAAAACAAAGATCATTGAGAAACCTAGAGAAAAGAACGAGTTTGAAATTATGCGTGAAAAACTTGACGCAGAAGATTACGAGAAATGGGTTCTGCATACATTAAACTCTTGAAATAAAACAATAATATCTTTATAACTACAAATAACTATATAGGCATGGGGGTTGAAACATTACCCCCTTTAAAAAAAATATATTTACTTAATCATAAAATAACATTACTGATTCGCCATTAACTAACTGGAGAATGTAGTTATGGAAAAAACAATAGAAAAAGCTTTAAAGCAATTAGACAAAATAGATGATTTAGTTGCAAAGCTTAGAGACCAACTAGAATCTGCCATTGATGACTACGCAGAAGATGATTCTTATGATGATTCTGACGAAGATGCGTATTCTGATGATGATGAAGAAGATTCTGACGAGGAATAATCAAACTAGATAAGCTGTAAAGCTGGAAGGTTATCAAACCTTTAAAAATGAACTCAAAAATACTTAGTATAAAACTATGGGACTATTCTATTGTCTGTTTATTCTTGTCTTTGGTTTTTGTTTGTGGAACATTCTTTCCGAACTCTAGCACAAAAGAAAAGATTAGAAACAGCACTATTGAAGAAATCAGGAAGATAGGTTTCTTTGAACCTAAAGTAGAAAATATGTCTAGCGAAAGGTTTATTGAAAGCATGAAAAAATGTATTGCTTTTCATAACCTAGACATAAGGAAGGAAGAACAAATACCAACATCACTAATCATAGCACAGGCAATAGTAGAATCTAATTTTGGAACTTCAAGATTTGCAAGAGAAGGTAATAACTTATTTGGAATTAGAGTTTGGTCTAAAGAAGGAATGTTGCCACTTAAACAAGACCCATCAATAAACTGGCGAGTTAAAACATATAAAACTAAATGCCAGTCAGTTAAAAGCTATATACTGACAATCAATGAGAACCATCACTATCAAGAATTTAGACAAATGCGTCAAAGAACAAAAGACCCAATGAAACTAGCAGATGCCTTAGATAATTTTAGCACTAGCAAAGAATATGCAAATCATGTTAAGCAGATACTAATTAAATACAAAGGCAAAATATAATGGCTAACGAAACCACTTCCAGTTCTGTGTCGGTTCTATATACACCGAAAAAAAAAGTTAAAGGAACTTATAGAGTTTATAAACCAAAGCCATTAAAGATGCCTAAGAAGAAAAAATGAACTTAGATAAAATAACCTTTGGAAGCAGGATTATTAATCTAAACCTAATAGACAAAGAACAAGCATCAAAGAAAAAGATTTTTGGCGAAATAGACTGCGACACCAATACACTTACCTTAGACAAATCATTAGACAATATCCAAATAGCAAACACTATTATCCACGAACTATGCCATCTAATCCATGACGAATATAAACTAGACTTACCAGCAAAAGCTGAAGAACTAGTATGCAATTCTACTGCTAATGGACTTTGTCATCTCCTATACCAAAACCAAGATTTACTAGACTTCCTTTACAAATCGTTAAAAAGATAATAATAGAACATTTAACGAACATAGTCGGTTAATATGGACAAGAATACACTAGTAATAGATGAACCTAAGAAGGTAGGGAGACCCAATTTTGAATTTACACCTAAAATATTAGAACAAGTTAAAACTATGGCTAGTTATATGTGTACTAAAGCAGAAATAGGCAAAATAATTGGTTGTTCAGAATCTACGATTAATAGAAACGAATCAGCACAGGAAGCATGGGAACAGGGGGTTGCACTAGCAAAACAAGAGATTAGAAAAACTCAATTTGATATAGCCACTAAACTAAAATCAAGCATAATGAGTATTTGGCTAGGTAAGGTTTATCTTGGACAAACCGATAAAATACAAAATGCTGATGATAATGTTCCACTGCCAATCTATGATATTATTGAACACGAAGAACCTAAAGAAATTATTGAACTGAAAGTTGAAGATGGCAAGTAAATGTATATTCTGTAAAAGAGAAATGGTTAATAAGCTTGAACAACATATCAAAGCTTGTCATAAGTGCATTGTTGATTTGCTTATGAAAAAGCATAACTTAAAAGTTAAGAAACAAGCACCAATAAAATTGAACTTAAAAAAGTATGAGTAAATTTAGTTTATTAAAACGAGATAAGAACCCTAGAGGTGGTTTAAGTGCATCTGGTAGAAGAAGATATAACAAAGCTACAGGTGGCAATCTAAGACCACCAGTTAAATCAAGACCAGATACTTTGACTGAGTATAGACGCAAAGGTTCGTTTCTAGTTAGAATGGGTAGCAGTCAAGGCAGATTATTTGATTCTAAGGGTCGTAAGACTAGATTAAAGCTAAGCTTAGAAGCTTGGGGTTATAGAGGTAAAAGCAAATCTGAAGCAGTGGCTTTAGGCAGAAGATATTTAAGAACTTATCAAAACAAAAAGAAATGAATCAAATGTGTGGGCGAAAGAAACCAAAGATGCTAGATAAAAGTTTGCGAGGAACAAACGATCTTGAAGTAATAATATATAATCTTAAAAAAGAAATAGACAGATTAAACGAGGAAGTACAAGCTAAGGATATTGAGTTAAAAAAACTACAGTCCAATGATTAATGTCTTTATTGGATATGATAGCAAAGAGAAAATAGCTTACCATATACTAGCTGAAAGCATACTAAGACATAGTTCAGTACCAGTATCATTTACACCAATCTATTTACCTAACATTCAAGATTCATTTAATAGACCAAGAAATAGTTTATCATCTACTGAGTTCTCATTTAGCAGATTTATAGTTCCTCATCTTATGGATTATAATGGTTGGGCATTATTCCTAGATTGCGATATGCTGTTTAAAGCAGACATCAAAGAACTATGGGATTTAAGAAATGATGATTATGCTGTCATGTGTTGTCAGCACAATTACACACCAAAGCATCTATCTAAGTTCGGCAATCAAATACAAACTGTTTATGAAAAAAAGAACTGGTCTAGTTTAATGCTAATGAATACTTCTAAATGCAAAGCACTCACTAAAGAATACGTTAATGAAGCATCTGGTTTAGAACTACATCAGTTTAAATGGACTGACAAAGTAGGTGGCTTACCTTTAGAATGGAATTGGTTAGTAGGCGAATACCCACACAACTCTAATGCTAAGAATATACACTTTACAGAAGGTGGTTGTTACTTTGAAAAGTATGAGGATTGTGATTACTCATCAGACTGGTTTAATGTTTATACGAATACTGTTAAGATTCAATTATGAAAGCTTTTGTAACTGGTTGCGACAGTAACTTCACAGACATATTAGATTGGTTTTTAGATGGCTACCATAAGCATATTAAGATTCCATTATACATAGCTAACTTCGGCTTCTTAAAACAATATCCTAATTCATTCCTAGTTGCATCTGATGGTAGAACTTGGTTTTATAAACCTAAAGCTATTGAAAAAGTACCAGCAGATAAAATCATTTGGTTAGACTGCGACATAGAAATCAAAGCAGATATATCTGATATGTTTGATATACTAGATGACTGTGATTACCTTATGAGCAAAGACCACGCAGTTAGATCAGATAGATGGCAAACAGGAATAGTCGGCATAAACAATAAACAAGTTCTAAAGAAATGGTTTGATAGATGCGAGATGAGACAAGAGAGATCAGATCAAGAAGCTTTTGCTAAAGTACAGCACGAGTTTAAGATAAACAGAATACCAAATGAATATCATGGTTTAAGATTAGGCAAGAACAATGATATAGCCAAGACAATTCATTGGACAGGAGAAGATGGAAAAAAGATTATTAGAGAGAAGATTCGTAAGCAAGAACAGGAATCCAAACATAATCGCAGTACCAATTAAATACGTTAAGTATTCAAATCAGTTTAATAATTGGTTGCATCTAAAGGTTAGATCAGAACGAGATAACTTATATTTGAATGACAATCTAGCAAATCGCAGATTAAAAACATTACCTGATATTGATAACCTATTTAATCCATTAATAGTCTGGGCAAGTGATAGTTTAATTTGTATCTTTGGTAATAAGCGATTAAAGACAGCTATTGATAAAGGATATACGCATATTGATTGTTTAGTTTATAGAGATTTTGATAAGGCAGTAGAAGTAGGCACATCAATTTGGAATACATTTAAACAACATGGTCTATCTAAAGTTGATTATTTATTAGCTAATGATAATCAGGGTATGAAAAACATAGATAGATATATGGTGGAAGAAAAACAGTTCATAGATATTTACGCAACACATCAGCAAATATTAATCCAAGAAGCTTTAAAATGTAATGAGGATATAATGGAAACAGGTTGTGGTTATTATTCTACACCATTGTTAGTTGAGATAGCTAAGTGTAAAGGAATTAAGTTAATAGGATTTGTGCAAGATATAAACTGGGCTAGAAGATTTGACTATTTAATCGGTTCACATTATCAGCAAATACAAATAGACTTTAAACAAGAGATACCATTAACACAAAGATTTGGAATGTGCTTTTTAGATCACGAACAATTTGTAAGAGATAGAATCAAACATCTTAACAATATCTTAGAACATACCGACACAGTAGTAGTACATGATGCTGACAAAGTTGAATCATTTGCCTTGCTACACAAACCATACACTATTGAAATGCACAAACACTTAACACCTAACACAGCAGTAATTAGAAATGTTTAACCCATACGAATATTTTAAAGGCAAAAATGTTTTACTAATAGGTAATGGTGAGAAAATAGGAACTATTGATTATACTAAATTTAATTCAGTAGTTAGAATGAATCTTGGAGTTCAAGACAAACCTTGTGATGTATGGATTAACAATCTAGTACATGAGGGTCATAATATGCTTAAAGAGATTCCACAGATACGTTGCATTGTAAGATTAAACTTTGAAAAAGATGGTAAGAGAGCAGAACGTATGCCTGATTGGGTTAAGAAAAAAGCTTGGTTATGGAACAAAGAAGAATACAACTTAATGACACAAAGATATAATTACCAAAGACCAACTACTGGCTTTGTTGCAATCTACTGGCTAATTAATCATTGTCAATGTAAAGTAACTATTACAGGATTTGATTTCTTTAAAACTAAGAATAGATATACAATGGAAGAAGTGCATCATATTGGAACTTCTAAAGGATATAACCATGATGTTAAATTGGAAGAAGAAGTTATTACAAAGTTAATTCAAAGAGGAATAATTAATGCCATTTAGTAAACCACAACTAGACGTATATACTTGTCCAAAGAGATTTAGGGTTCTTATTACTGGAAGAAGATTCGGCAAGACACACTTAGCCATGTATGAATTACTTAGATTCGCAAGTAGAAAACCTAACTCAAAAATATTCTATGTAGCACCTACTTATAGAATGTCTAAAGAGATTATGTGGAAACAAATCAAAAGACTTACTACTGAAAAGAGATGGATTAAATATGCTAATGAAACAGAACTAACTTTAATACTTAGAAATGGTAGTCAGATAAGTTTAAAAGGTGCAGATAAATCACCAGACAATTTACGAGGAGTTGGTTTGGACTTCCTTCTACTAGATGAGTATGCAGATATACCAGTTGAAGCTTGGACAGAAGTTCTGCGACCAACAATCTCAGATAAGCACGTTACAGGAAATGTATTATTCATAGGAACACCTAGAGGATTTGGTAACTGGTCTTACGAGATATATCAAAAGGGTTTAGGAGATGACCCAGAATGGAAGTCATTTAAGTACACAACATTAGATGGTGGTCAAGTTGATGCAGAAGAAATAGAACAAGCCAAAAGAGATTTAGACGAGAGAACATTTAGACAAGAATATTTAGCTTCATTTGAAACATACTCAGGAGTTGTTTATTATAACTTTGATAGAGAATACAATGTCCAAGAATGTAAGTATGACAAAGATGCTATTATTCATATTGGCTTGGACTTTAACATAGACCCAATGTCAGCTTGTCTATTCCATGTTAAAAACGATATAGCTTATGTCTTTGATGAGATAGTTATTTATAGTTCAAATACTGATGAATTTATTGATGAACTATTAAGCAGATACCCTAAAACTAAAATGGTGGTTTACCCAGACCCAGCATCAAGACAACGTAAAACTTCTGCTGGTGGTAGAACTGACTTAACCATATTGCAAAATGCTGGTTTAAATGTTAAAGCTAAGAATACTCATGCTTTAGTAAGAGACAGGATTAATTCTGTTAATAGCAAACTGAAGGCATTTGATGGAAAGAGAAGTATTTTTATTAATCCTTCTTGCAAAACACTAATTAATAGCTTAATGAAACAAGTTTACAAAGAAGGTACAAATCAACCAGAAAAAGGAAATGGTTACGATCACATGACTGATGCACTAGGTTACGCAATAGAATACTTATTCCCAATCACATCAACACTTCCTAAATCACAACCTAAAAGATTTTCATAATGCCTTACACAAGAAAAGATATAGAACAACAACATACACAATACAAAGGTATGATGCCTAGATGGGAATATTTCATTAGATCATATTTAGGTGGCAAAGAATTTCAAGATGGAAAGTTCTTACAAGAATACCAATTAGAATTAGAATCAGAATACTTTAAAAGACTTGCTTACACTCCATTAGACAATCATTGTAGAAATATAGTTCACATTTATTCAAGTTATTTATTTAGAGTACCACCAACTAGAGAATTAGGTTCATTAGAACAAGATGCAACAGTTGATTATTTCTTTGATGATGCAGATTTAGAAGGAAGAACATTTGATGCTCTTATGAGAGAAGTACAAGTTTATTCTTCTGTTTATGGACACTGCTGGATTATCGTGGACAAACCATCTTCAAATGTAATGACAAGAGGAGAAGAACTAGAACAAGGAATTAGACCATACCTAAGTATCTACACTCCTGAGAATGTATTAGACTGGAAATATGCTAGATCAACAAACGGATATTACTATTTAGAATATTTAAAGATTAGAGAATGTATTGAAGATGATGGAGAATATTACAAGATTTGGTATTTAGATAAAATTGATACAGTATTTTTACCAACTGCAAATAGAGATGAACCAAAGCTAATTGAATCAGTACCTAATCCACTTGGCAAAATACCAGCAGTTATTTTATACAATCAAAGATCACCTATGCGAGGTTTAGGAGTATCTGATTTAACTGATATAGCTGACTTACAAAAATCTATTTACAATGAACTATCTGAGATTGAACAGATCATTAGAATATCTAATCACCCATCTTTAGTTAAAACAAGAGATACTGAAGCTGTTGGTGGTGCAGGTTCTATTATAGAAATTCCTGATAACATTGATGCTAATTTAAAACCTTATATCTTACAACCAAGTGGAAGTAATTTAGATGGAGTATTAAAATCAATCGCACACAAAATAGAATCTATAAACAGATTATCTCATGTAGGGGCTATTAGAGCGACTGGTGAAAGAATACAGTCTGGCATAGCACTAAGAACTGAGTTCCAATTACTAAATGCTAGACTTGCTGAAAAAGCAAAACTAATGGAACTTGCTGAAGAACAAATTTGGAGATTATATGCTCTATGGCAAGAAACAGTATTTGATGGAGAAGTTATGTACCCTACAACTTTTGACATTAGAGACTGGGCAACTGATTTAGAATTATTACAACAAGCTAAATCTTCTAATATTAAATCATCTACATTCACAAAAGAACTAGACAAACAAATAGCTAGAACTGTAATTGATGATGATGAGAAGTTAGTAGTAATTGATGCTGAGATTGAACAAGGAACACAGGCACTAGGAGAGTTCCCACAACAACAAATAACATTACCAACAGTTTAATGTGGCACAAGATTTATTACAGCAACTTCAAAGCATACGAGAAAAAGCAGTAAATAATTTAGAAGCACAACATCAAAGATTATTAAACGATACATTAAAAACTTTAGAGACTAGAGTAATACAAGCTGTATCTGAACTTCCTATTCAAGATGGTGCATTATTCAATACAAGACTTGCTATTGAGATTAGACCAAAGTTACAACAAGCAATAGAAGAACTTTACTTAGCTAGAGTTCAAACATTTATAAATGACTACGATAAGATTGCAGGAACGATTGTTGCAACTTATGGAAAGCTTCCTATTCCTAATGAGTTTAAACAAATTACTGAAGCTGATTTAGTTACTATCCAACAACTAAAGAAGATTGCATTTACACAATTTCAAAACTTAGCTACTGAATTTACCAACACATTAGCACAAGAAGTTTATCAATCTACATTAGTAGGCAAACCTTTTGCAGAAGTAGTTGATTCTTTAAGAAGCAAGATCAATGGAATCTACCAACAATCAGATGACAGAAAAAGACAAGAACTTGTGGACTTCGTACAAAAACAAAAAATCGCTGGTAAAACAAATACAGAAGATTTTAAAACAGCAGTAGATGAACTTAAACAAACTTATGGTTCAACAGTTACAGGTGCAAATCTAGCAGTATATTCATCTCAGATAGTACAAGATGCTTTAATGGGATTTGATGGACAATTTGCAAAGTTTAGAGCAGATGAATTAGGTTTAACTAGCTATGTTTATTATGGTTCAATAATTAGAGATAGTAGAGATTTCTGCGTAGAACACGCAAACAAAGTATTTACAGAAGAAGAAGCTAGACAATTATGGCAATCAGATTGGCAAGGTAAATCAGGTAGCGACCCATTTATTGATAGAGGTGGTTATAATTGCAGACATCATTGGCAACCAGTTGACCCTGAGTGGGGAACTGTAAAAGATGATGGCACATTTGAATACACAGTAGAATAGAACATTTTAGCAACAACTTTGTTGCATTTTTACAATTTCCTTGATAATTGACAATTATAACAATATAGAAGGAGAACAAACAATGAACGACAAAGTAAAAGAGTCGGTTGAGAATACAGCATCTCAAGACAATGCTGGAGTAAACGAAGTTTCTGAAACAACTTCAACTGAGAACAAAGTTTTTACTGCTGAGCAGTTAGAACAAATAGTTCAAAGAAGATTAGAGAGATATAAAAAATCTGTATCTAATAAACTTGATGGCATAGATATTGAAGAAGCCAAAAAGTTACTTGAAGAAAAGAAACTTAAAGAACTAGAAATCGCTAAACAACGTGGCGAGTTTGATAAAGTTCTGAAGGAAACAGTATCAAAAAAGGATTCAAAAATTCAATCGTTGGAATCTGAATTAAAAAGGATTCGTATAGACGAAACATTAGTAAATGTAGCTAGTGGCATGAAAGCTGTTAAACCAGCAGAAGTGAAACAACTACTTAGAAATAATGTTAGACTAAATGAACAAGGTTCTGTTGAAGTTATCAACGAAGATGGAACTCCTAGATACTCAGATAAAGGCGAACCAATGTCAGTTAATGATTTGGTAAGCGAATATTTAAAGAACAATCCTCACCATGTTTTATCTACTCCATCAGGGGCAGGTAGCAAGGGTCAGATTGGTGGTTCTTCGCCAAAGACAGCAAACATTGGTGATCTTGATTTAAGTAATCCAAATGACAGAAAATTATATTCTGAAATTAGGAAACAACGAGAACAAGGTATATTTAAAATGAAAATAACTAACAACAATAACAAACTATAAAAAAGGAAAAAACACTATGTCAAATGAGACCACTTCGTCAACTCTTAGTCAGTTGTTCGTAAACATTACACAAGAAGCTATCTTTACATTTCAAGAAACATCTGTAATGAGACCACTTGTAACTACTTATCCAATAAGTGGTTCAGGTAAAACTATTGAAGTTCCTGTGTACCCAACAATCAGTGCTTCAGCAGTAAACGAAGCTTCTGATTTATCTAATACAGCAGTAAACCCAACTTCAGCAACTATCACAGCTTCTGAAATTGGTGTTATGACAACTTTAACTGACTTAGCTAGAGATTCAGCTAGTCGTAATGTTGGTGCTGATATCGGAAAATTATTCGGTGAAGCAATCGCTAAAAAAGTAGATACAGATTTAGCTGGTTTACTAGACGACTTTGCATCTGCAAACGATCAAGGTGGTGCTGGAACTGAACTAACTGCTGACTTGCTTTTCAAAGCACAAGCGATTTTAAGAAGTGCAAATGTACCTGCACCTTACTACGCAGTGTTTCACCCTAAAGCAACTTTCAATTTAAAGAAAACTTTAACACAACCTGCTTACACAACATCAAGTTCAGGTTATGCTATTTCTGATATTGGAAATGAAGCTTTAAGAAATGGATATATCGGTAGAATTGCTGGTATTGATATTTTTGAAAACGCAAATATTTCTATTGATGCTTATGACGATTCATTCGGTGGAGTATTTCACCCACAATCTATCGGATTGGCATTAAAAGAAGATTTCAAAGTTGAAACTCAAAGAGATGCGTCTCTAAGAGCAACTGAGATCGTAGCTTCTATCACTGTTGGTTCAGGTGTATTAAAAGACACTTACGGAGTAACAGTTAAAGTTGATACTGCTCTTTAATTAATAAATCGGTGGGGAGTAAAATCCCCACCAACTAAACGGAATTAACTATGGCTAATTTTTCTACAGATTCAGATTTAACATTTTACCAACCAGATATTTTAGGATTTGGAATAGCAAGTTTTACTTCTCCAAATGATTACCATGCACAAGCACGAGCAGATATTGAAAGAGATTTAAGAATTAAATGGTTTCCAGTTTACTCAAAAGAAACTTATAGAGATATAGCAATATTAAATACAACTGAAATGGACGCAACTTTATTAACTGATGCACAGTTTAAAAGAGCATCTGTATTTAGAGTAATAGGTTTTTATGCTTGTCCACAACTTACTAAATTTAATTCAAATGATAACCCAGATAGATTCCAAGTTATGATGAAACACTATCAACAAATGTATGCTGATGAAATGGAGTCTATTTTAAGAGATGGTGTTGAATATGATGCTGATGATTCTAATACAATTCAAGACGCAGAAAAAGCACCTTATCATAGACTTAAACTAATTAGATGAAGATTACTGTTGAGGATAATTCATTACAAGTTGCTAGAAACTTTGAAAAACAAGTAAGAGAACAACCTCTAATAGTTAAGACTGCATTAGGTAGAACTGCTGAGTTCTTAATGGGTCTAATCAAACAAAGAACTGCAAGAGGTATTAATGCAGATGGTAATTCATTCCCACCATACACAGAAGCTTATAAAACATTTAGACAACAAGCTGGGAGACAAACACAATATCCTGATCTTAATTTTTCTGGTCAAATGTTATCAAACATAACGCAAAGATCACAACCTACACAAGCTATTATTTATTTTGCAAATAAATTCCAAAATGTTAAAGCTCTAGGTAATCAAAAGAAACGTAAATTCTTTGCTATTGGTGCAAGAGAGATTCAACCAGTAATGAATGTATTTATGCAAACATATAAAAAACTTAGTAAGATATGAGTAAACGAGAAGATATAGCATCTAATATAGTAACAGCGATTTCAACTGGCACATCTCCAATAACTTTAAAGAAGGTTACAAGAGAACCTTTTAATGTTGATGAATTATCTGAACAACAATATCCAGCTTGTTTCGTACAATCAGGAAACGAAGTAAGATCAGATGAAACAATGACTTCAAGCACTATTACAAGACAAGCAACTGCTGATTATGTAATTGTAGGATATGTAAAAGGAACTCCAACAAATATTGATACAAAACGTAATGAGTTAATAACTACGATTGAAACTAGACTAAATTCTGATAGAACACGAGGTGGATATGCAAAACAAACTCAAGTAGTAGAAGTTTCTACTGATGAAGGTGTTTTGTTTCCAATAGGTGGTATCAGAATGGTAGTGCGAGTAATGTACCAATACACTTCTGGCACACCTTAACATTAACTAAACAAGGAAAACAACATGGCAACTCATACTGGTTCAGAAGGAACGATTAAAGTTAGCACTACAGTAGTAGGCGAACTTAGAAGTTATACTTTAGAACAAACTGCTGACACTATTGAAGATACTTCAATGGGAGATACTTCAAGAAGTTATAAAAGTGCTTTAAAAGGTTGGTCTGGTTCTGCGTCATTATTTTTTGATGAAGCTGATGCTGGTCAATTACTTTTAGTTTTAGGAACTGAAATAGCATTAAAAGTTTACCCTGAAGGTGCTTCATCTGGTGATAAATATTACTATGGTCAAGCAATCATTACAGGTAGCAATATATCTGCATCTTTTGATGGAATGGTAGAAGCTGAAGTAACATTTACTGGAACAGGTGTATTAACACTTGGAACTGCGTAATTAATTATTAATTAAAAAAGGAAGATATGAACGTAATAGATAGAGTGAAGGCACAATTTGAATCTTTAGGCATTAAAAAGATTGAGGTAGCTGAGTGGGGCGAGGAAGGCAAACCTTTAATAATATACTGCTCACCATTTACATTAGGAGAAAAAAGAAACCTATTTAAAGGTGCTAAGAATGATGATCTAGCAGTATTAGTAGATGCAATCGTTTTAAAAGCAAAAGACTCAGAAGGAAACAAATTATTTAAGCTAGATGACAAGCTAACATTATTGAATAATGCTGATGCAAATGTTATAGCTAGAGTAGCAACAGAAATGTTGAATGGTGTTTCTTACGAGGAAGCTGAAAAAAAGTAAGAACTGATACAGAGTTATATTCTATACTTGCTCTTGGTCAGGAATTAAACAAAAGTATAGAAGAAATTTGTCTTATGACACAAGACGAGTTTTATTATTGGATAGCTTACTTTAAAGTGAAGGCAGAAAAAGAGAAACTTTATAATGGCAGATCAGCAACTAAACATAAAACTTAATGTTATAGATAATGCTACAAAAGCTTTCGTAGAAATTAAAAACTCAATCTTTAATTTAAGAAATGCTTTAATTGGTTTAGGTGGTGGAGTTGCTTTAAGAGGTTTAGCTAAAGTAGGAAGCGAAGCAGAATTAACTGAAAATAAACTATCATTTTTATTTGGTTCTGTAGAAAAAGGTTCTCAGGCATTTAAAACATTAAATTCATTTGCAAGTAAATCACCATTTGCATTTCAAGATATAATTTCTTCTGCTGGTAATTTAGCAGTAGTATCTAAAGACTCAGAAGAACTAGCAAGAAACTTACAAATAGTTGGTAACGTATCTGCAATAACTGGATTAGATTTTCAAACATCTGCTGAACAAATATCAAAAGCTTTTACAAAAGGAATTAACTCAGCAAGACTTTTCCAAGACAAAGGTATTGCTAGTTTATTAGGATTTCAAAATGGTGCTGAAGTAAGTGCATTTGCAACACAAGAAGCTTTTGTTAGAGTATTTGGAACTGGTGGTAGATTTGCACAAGCTTCTAATGTTTTATCAAATACATTTCAAGGAACACTAACTAAGATTACTAACTCATTTGTTAAATTTCAAAATGATATTAACAAAGGTGGTTTCTTTAATTTTATAAGTTCAGGATTATCAGTAATAAACGATAACATAGATAAAAACAGTGCAACACTACAAAAGTTTGCTATAGCATTTGGAGAGCAATTAACAAAAGCAATAAAAGGTTTATTATTAGGCACTGGTTTAGTTATTGATGCTGTTGCACCTATATTTAAGTTTGTAGCAAGTGGTATTGAAGGATTATTAAAAGCTTTAGATGCACTTCCAAGTGGTGTTAGAGAATTAGGTGTTATAGGATTTTTATTATTAGGAACTGGTGGAAAGTTAATAGCATTAGCACTTGGTTCATTATTAGATCAACAAAGAAAATTTGTAGAACAATTTAGCGATCAAAAATTCTTCTTAGAAAAAAACACAGGTGAATTAAATAAACAATCTGGTGCTTATGGAGTTATTAAAGAATTCTTAAATGAAATAGATTT